TGGATTTCCGTGCAAATGCAACTATTAAAATGCGTTACGCTGATTATCTAGATATAATTGAAATGCTTGCAAATGGTAGCGCTACTTTATACAATGCTCAACCAGAACAGGTTTTAGGTAAACCGGTTAAGTTCTGTGATTCAGCAGTAAATCCTGTTGTGGGTGACTTCCGATATTCGCACTTCAACTACGATCCGAAGATGATTTATGATCGTGACAAAGATGTGAAAACAGGTATTGAACTGTTTGTTTTAACAGCTTGGTTTGATCATAAAATTAAGCTAAAATCAGCATTCCGTATCGCAGAAGTACAGACTACACCCTAATCCTCCCCAGGGACCAACAGGATTAAAAGTTGATTCAACTACGGTAACAACGGCCAACATTAGTTGGTCTCCTGTTGTCTATGATGGGGGCATTAAAGAATATCAAATAATCCGTAACGGAAAACAAGTAGGAACATCGGTAACAACAACATATAAAGATACAGGTTTGACAGGTGATACAACGTATTCTTATCAAATAAAAGCTGTAGCCAATAATGGGTTAATTTCATCTTTAAGTGCTGAATTATCAGTAAAAACAAATGCTTCAGGATCGTAGGTGATAGTATGCTGGAGCTTATAAAAGGGAAATTAAAAATTGATGGGAATGAAGAGGATACTGTTATTCAGCTTCTAATTGATGGAGCAAAAGAAGCTTTATTAGGATCTGGTGTTCCTGAAAGTGAAAAGGCACTCTACAAAATAGCAGTAATTACACATGTCTTATTAAACTACGAGAATCAAGATAAGTCATTAAATGTCCCTGCATTAAAACAGTCATTAGAAACTACTATATTGCAATTAAGGGACTATAATAATGGTGATAATCATGAATCCAAGTAAATTAAATAAACGAATAACAATTCAACAAGAAATTACAAATAAAAAAGATGAAGAGGGGAATCCAATTCCATCTGAATGGAAAGGTGTTGTCACTGTTTGGGCAAGAGCAAAAACACCATTTGGAAAGGGATTTAATTATGAAATATTCGCTGGAAATACCGAGAATGCGGTACGTACAGTGAATTTTTTTATGCGATTTCGTAGGGGGATTGATTCGAAAATGCGAGTCTTGTATGATGATCGACTCTTTGAAATAAAAGCTGTTGTAGATGTTGATGAACAACATAAAGAAACATGCTTGGTGTGTGAGGAGCGATCTATATGGCAGAAGTAACGACCTTTGGAATACAAGAAGCAATTCAGCGTTTTGAAGCTTTAGGAAGAAGTGTAAAAACAATTGAAAACTCAGCATTAGTAAGGGATGCTTTAGAGGCAGAAAGTCCAGTAAGTGCACATCCGAAACCACCTTCACCAAAAGAATCATGGAGAACAGGTAAACATGCAAAGGATGAGGTGCTTGTCGGAAAAATAAAAACTCGAAATGGAGTCAAATCAATTAGTGTGGGGTGGGAAAAAGATGATAATTCTCCACACTTTTATATGAAATTCCAAAATTGGGGAACCAGTAAAATGCCCCATCCACCACATAAAGGGTTTATAGAAAAGACAGTAACTCACACGGAAGTAAAGGCAGTTCATGAGATGCGAAATGTCTTTGCAGCGGCATTGCAAATCGTATGAGATTTTTAGAAAAGGATGTGTTACGTGCTCTTACAAATCCTTTTATTGTAGAAAAAATTGGTGGAGAATATATCTACAATATGGTTCGTGGTGATGATAACGGAAAAACATGGATTACTTATTCTGAGCTAGATAATGGTGCTGGGAGATACGCAGAGGGTGTGGAATCTACCAGCATTATTTTATTTCAAGTAGATATTTGGTCCTTTAGTCCCGTGAAGGGGGATTTAAAAGAAGCGGTAAACACCTGTATGAAAAATATAGGATTTCAGCGTATTACAACAGCAAATTTATATGAACCAGATACGAAAATCTATCATTATGGTATGAGGTTTCGTACAGAATTAAAAATTTAGGAGGAAAACAAATATGGCAATTGCAGTCGATTTTAGAGATTTACATTATGCGATTTTGACAGAAACACCAGATGGTAAGTTTACGTATGCAGCACCTAAGAAAATTGGAGATGCAGTAAGTGGCAAAGCTTCACCTAAAAATGAATCTGTAACGTTCTATGCAGAAGGAGGTCCACTAGCAACAGCAAGTGCTTTTGGTGGTGTAGAAATCGAATTAGAAACAGCGGATATTTCATTATCTACTTACGCTGAACTATTAGGAAAGAAACTAATTAAAGGTCAGGTAATCGATAATGTAAATGATGTGGCTCCGTATGTAGCGTTATTATATCGTTTACCAAAAGACAATGGGAAAAACCGTTTTTATTGCTACTACAAAACGAAATTTGAAATTCCTGAAGATGAGCACAAGACAGCTGAAGATAAACCAACTTTCCAATCAGCTAAAATTAAATGCAAAGCGATCCAACGTTCAGATGGAAACTGGAGACATCGTTTAGATGAAGAAGAAACAGGATATGATGCAACCGTTGCAGCGAACTGGTTTAAAACAGTTCCAGCACCACCAACAGAAACAGCGCCGTCACTTAGCAAATAAAATTATAAAAAAAGGTACAGCTAATGCTGTGCCTTTTATTTATGAAGGGAGATTCAATCATGCAAGAAAATCAAAAGACAGAATCATTTAAATTGGTTTTAAATCTACCTACTGGTAAAAAAACTTTTTTCTTACCAACATATATTTCATCTACGGATGGTTTTGAAGCAGCTGAATGGACAGAAAAATTAAATGTTGAAAATGTTCGTTTTGATGTGCTAAAAGAGGCTACTCATTTTGTTGTCAAAGTGTTTGGAAATCGATTTACGGTGGAAGAATTTCTTGAGGGAGTACACATTTGGTTTTTAACATCAACTATTTATGCTATTTGTTTAGCCATTGTAGGTCGTATAGCTGAGGCTGTGGCAGTTATTAATGCTATTGACTCAAAGACAAATTCAGCAAAAAAAAAGAGACAGAGGAACAGAAAGAACCGTTCAAACCAACAGAAATGATGTTAGGAATATACAATATGTTACAAGATTCAGGAATATCCCAAGCAGATATTAATCAGATGGATTTAGTGCTTTTCTTTAAAACATTAGCTTATAAGAAAAAGCAAGAAGATAAAAAAGTAGTCCGAACAGCAAATCAAGCACCAGATTGGTTGTAAAGGTAGGTGAGATAAATGGCTGGAGATATGGAAATTGGCGCACGAGTTACGCTTGATACCCAACGTTTTGAAAATGGAGTAGCAGGAATTAATCGTGGTTTACGTTTGCTAGATTCAGAGTTCAATTTAACAAGTGAAAGAGCTAGATTGCTTGGTAATTCTGTTGAACAGTTACAAAACAAGTTAACTCATTTGAATGAAAAATTCACATTACAAGGTCAAAAGATAGAACATTACCGCCAGAAAATTGAACAAGCAAGACAAAAACAAGAGCAATTACAAGCCACAAATCTAACATTGGCAGCATCAATGGAACGTCTTGAAACACAATATAATCAAGCAGTTCAGACATTTGGGAAAAATTCGCAAGAAGCGAAACAATTGAAACAAGAATTAAAGCAATTGCAAGCTGAATATACAGCGAACGGACAGGCGTTACAAAGATTAAATACACAAATTGATAACAATACAATTGCTATGAATCGTGCTGAAACAGCTCAGGCACGAATTCAAAATGAGATAAGAGAGACAAATCGTGAATTAGCTGAACAACAAAATCGCCTTCACCGTACTGGAGAACGGATGCGTGATACAGGGAATAAAATGCAAGATGTAGGCGGACAGGTGGGTACTACCTTTGCAGCCATGACAGGCGTTATTGGTGCTGGGCTTGCGATGGCTGTTAAAGAATCTATGAACTTCGAACAGAAAATGGCTGATATTCAAGCAGTTTCTGGTGCGACTGGAGAAGAGATGAAACAAATTGGTGACCTAGCAGTCACTATGGGGGAAAAAACAAAATACTCTTCTGTGGAAGCAGGACAAGGAATAGAGGAATTAATTAAAGCGGGGGTAAGCCTCACTGAGATTATTAATGGCGGTTTGGAAGGTGCCTTAAACTTAGCGACAGCTGGAGAACTAGAATTAGGAGAAGCAGCTGAAATTGCATCGACAGCTTTAAATGCGTTTAAAGCCGATCATCTTTCAGTAGCAGATGCAGCCAATATTTTGTCGGGAGCAGCAAACGCATCAGCTACTGATGTAAGAGAGCTTAAATATGGTTTATCGGCATCATCAGCAGTAGCAGCAGGAGCTGGTTTGACATTCAAAGATACAGCTACAGCTTTGGCAGTATTTGCGCAAAACGGATTAAAGGGTTCCGATGCAGGTACATCTTTAAAAACCATGCTAATGCGGTTAAACCCATCTACAAAAGAAGCATACAACAAAATGCGTGATTTGGGTCTTATTACGTACAATGCACAAGCTGGCTTTGATTTCTTGGTTAAAAACGGTATTCAACCAGCTTCCAGAAATGTAGGGGATATAGAGGTAGCTTTAGAAAAATATGTAATGAAAACAGAAGGCGTTACGAAATGGAATGATAAATGTGATACAACATTCCGCGAATTAGCGACCAGTTCCGCTTTTTTATCTTCAAAATTCTATGATCAGCAAGGACATATTCAAGGATTGGATAAAATTTCTGGATTATTAAACGAATCTATGAAAGATTTAACGGATCAACAAAGAAGTATGGCATTAGAAACATTATTTGGTTCTGATGCAGTACGTGGTGCAACAATCCTTTATAAAGAGGGCGCAGAAGGCGTTAATAAGATGTATGGAGAAATGTCGAAAGTCACAGCATTAGAAGTTGCTGAGACGAAGATGAATACAACTAAAGGTAAAATTGAACAGCTAAGCGGTGCTGTAGACACTCTTAAAAAGTCCTTTGGAGATGCTTTGTTACCGATATTAGTTGACGTTGTAGAGGGTGTTCAAGGTGTAGTGGATTGGTTTAATAATTTAGATGAATCTACACAACAAATGATTGCTAAAAGCTCGTTATTAGCTTTTGGGATAGCAGGAGTAACAACAGCTGTAGGATTTTTAGCGATGGGTATCGGTGCTTTATTAGCAAATCCAGTCGCTTTAGCAATTACGGGAGCTGTTCTTGCTGTAGGAGCGCTAGGTATAGCAATTGTTGATCTGAACGAAAAATCCAAACAGGCACAAAATGATATGGATAAGTTTGGACAAAGAGTAAGTGACGCAACGAGTAAAGCGGCTGGTGCCTATGTGGATTTAAAAGATAAGGCTATCAATAACATGATGGATTTAAAGCTTAAAACAGGTGAAGAGGCGAATAAAGCAGCTGACGAAACCATTAAAGCTTTTCAAAGAATGACAAATGAAGTCATTAAAGAGTTAGAGGGAAAGAAAAGTGAATTTAATAAGATGTTTAGTCAGTTAATGGGAGCTGTCCCTGAGAGTGCCAAACAAACCTTAGAACAAGTTAAGAATAATGTCATTGAATCCATTAATAAAGAGATTGAAGTTGCTACACAAGCAGAAAAGATTTTGGAAGAGGGTATTAAAAGGTATCAAGGAGATACCATGAAAATGCCAAAAGATTTCGCCCAAAAGTTCGAACAAGCATTACAGGTCGCTGACAAAAACGTTCAACAATTCTATAAAAAAGCAAAAGAAATCACATCGATTTCGAAAGAGATTGAAGCTGGCGGAATGTTATCTTTAGATGCTGGAAAAAAACGGTTTGAAAGCATCATAAAAGTATATGAGGACGGTGTTAAATCTTTAGAAAAGCAAACTAAAGGTTGGCGTGAAAATGTAGAAAAAGCGTTTAAATTAGGTGAAATTAAGCCGGAAGAAAGAAAAGCAACTTTAGATGCTATTGCACTTTATGAATCTAAGCATGTGAATGATTTACAATCTATTAGAAATGATGGATTTAAAGTATTGCAACAGCATATGAAGGAAGAAGATGCTGAGATTTTAGCGTCACAAGCTAAAAGGATTGAAGCAGAAGATAAAGGCTGGGGCGCACGCTTTAAAGCTGCATATGGATTTCGAGAAAAAGCAGCTGATTTAGAGCAAAGATTTAGAAGTGATCAAGAAAAGGCAGAAAAAGATTATCAAGATAAATTACTTCAGTATGAGTTGCAATATGGTAAATCTAAAATTGAAAGCATAGGAATGTATCTTTCTGAATTAAAAAAGGGTACAGAGTCATCTAGATTGCTAGCCGAATCAATGGCAAAAGACATTGATGGGAAAATGAAAATTGATTTAGGCCCCGCTGGGCAATTCACAATTGATACATTCTTACAGAAGCTTCAAAAGGGAGAATTAGATTCTTCAGCTGTAGCAACAGCAAATGCTAATAAACTGAAAGAAGTTTATAAAGTGGACCTATCTCAAAGTGGTATTGAATCCATGCAAAAATGGATTGATGGTATTAAAACCAAAGATACTGGTGAAGTGAGAGAATTCCTAAGTAAAAATATGCAGGGTAATACCACAATTGATTTAGGAATCTACGGGAAAATGACAATGGACTCATGGATTACAGGACTTCAAACAGGTACTTTATCTTTTGATACTGTATTTCAGTTTTTCCAACAGCAAGTGAAAAATGGCGTGAAAGTAGATGCTACTCAAGAAGGTCAAAATAATATTCAAACTTTAATTAACGGGATGCAAATTGGAGCTTTATCTTTACCACAAGTAGCACAAACTATGGGGTTAGATATTAAAAGTAATGTTCAAGTTGATCTTGGAGAAGCTGGTCAACTTAATGTACAGACACTTGTTCAAGGTATGCAAAATGGCTCTATTAATGCTGAGCTAGCAGCAAAGGCGATTGCACTGTTAGTTGAAAATGGAGCTAAGTTAGATCTAACTCAGGTCGGATTTGATATAAGTCAAACACAGGCTAATGGGATTTCTGGTAATATGGCTCCGGAGAATGCAGCGACAGGAAAAAAACAAGCTGTGGAAGGAATTATGGGTAGTACCACTGATGGCGGTGGCGGAAGTAAGAGTGGTAGCGAACTAGGCCAAGGGATAATAAGCCAAGATGGCTATATTAAAGGGAGCGCATTGCAAGTAGTTGCTAGTGCTCATAACGCTTTTAGTACTATTAATGGAAACCCAGCAGGCAATCAAGGTGGACAAGGTGTTGGAAGTGGTATTGTTAATCAAAAAGGCTACATCAGAGGAAGTGCTCTGGAGGCTGTTACGTCGGCTCATGCTGGTTTTAATACAATCAACGGTACTCCACAAGGGCAAAAAGGTGGTAGTCAGTTTGCTCAAGGGATGGAAAGTACAAAAGGACAAGCGAGATCAAGTGGTTCTAATGTAGCGGAAAGTGGAAATTCCGGTCTAAAAAGTGTTAGTTCGGTGAGTCCTGGTGAAGCATTCTCAAGTGGATTTGCTAAAGGTATTTCCAATGGTCAATGGAATGTACAAACTGTAGCCGCTAGTTTAGCACGAGGTGCGTTTGAAGCATTGAAAGCTACACTTAATGTAAACTCTCCGTCAAAGTTAACTAGGGATCAAGGGGGTAAACCTTTTAGTGAAGGGTTTGCTCTAGGTATTCAAAAGGGATCTTATATGGCTGAACGAGAGAGTCGTACACTTGGCTCAAAGGCAAATAAAGCTTTAGTGAACGAGTTAGCATTAGGTAGTACTTCGAACAAGATGCAATTTACAGGGGTTCAAATGGCAAATGGAATTGCAGAAGGAATTAAAACACAATATTCCGTTGTAAGGGATGCATTACAAAATACAGTATCAGGAGCTGTTAATAGTATACGTTCTTTAAAACCCGAAGAAATATTTAGTTTTCAGGGAGATGATCCGTTAACTAAATATTTTAATGCTATTTTTGTAGATGGAGATTGGCAAAACGATTGGATTACACATATTCCTGAAAGTATGCGTGATATGGTCAGAGAAATTGGTCGTCAAATGGAAAGGTTTGAAGGGCTTTCTGTTTATGATGTTGGGAACCTTTCTAGATGGAGAGAGGTGTTATCAGACAACCCTAATGTTGTTCAATATAGACCTGGCAATGATAATCCAGACAAACAACCATATACAAAACAAAAACCTGTATATATTGAGATTCCAGTTGTATTGGAAGGACGGGAGATAGCAAGAGTAAGTCATCAATATATAACTGAATATCAAAATAGAGCACAAGAAAGAAACTCAGTCTTTTAGATTTGGGTTTCTTTTTTTGACAAAAGGAGTGATATGATGAGTTCTTTTTCATTTAATGGGGAACGGAAGAGTTATATTCACATCGAAAGAGGATGGAAAAGGCCAATATGGGCACCGTTAAGAAGGAATTTCCTAAGTGTTCCGAGTTATCCAGGAGCAAGATTATTAAATACACAGACTGAAATGCGTGTGTTTTCTGTTCCTGTTGGTATTATTGCTCCATCTGGAGTTGATATGAAAATACTTAGTGAAGATATAGCGAGTTGGTTAATTACAGATCAACCAAAAGAACTTATTTTCGATACAGAACCTGACAGAACTTATTTAGCTGTTGTAGATGAAGAGTTCGATGCTGATGAGTTTGTAGAAATTGGACAAGGAAATTTAAAATTCATTTGTCCAATGCCATATAAATTAGGCAAAACAAATACTCATAAGTTTACTCAAGAGTGGTCTACAGAAACAACTTCTTATTTCACGAATAAAGGAAGCGTAGAAGCTCCAGCATTAATTGAAATGACTGTAAAAAAACCAAGTACCTTTTTAGATGTATGGTTTGGTGAGTATCCGTATAATCGTGATTATTTTAGAATCGGTTATCCGTTGAAAACAGAGCAACTACCTGTAGAGAGAAATCAAAGGCTGATATGGGATGAAATGACTACCACTGTTGGGTGGAGTAAAGTAAGTTCAATGGAAGATGGCAACCCAGTCGGTGAAATGGAATCAGACGGTTATCAATTTTATTGCTCTAATTATGGTACAGGGACAGGAAAAGGATGGAATGGTGCAGCTGTTAAAAAAAATATACCTAATGGGCCAGTGCAAGATTTTATTATGCAGGCTTATGTTACATGTAAAAGTAAACGTATCAATGAGATGGGTCGAGTGGAAATAGCAATATTAGATGAAAACAGTAAAGTGCTTTCGAAAATAGCTATGACTGATGTATTTTGGCAAGCTGAACAAAACTTCGGAACAATGGTAATCGGTTATGATAATAAACCAGGAAGAAGAAGTTTAATTCATGAAAGTGGAGATTATCCAAACACTTGGAACCAGTATCAAGGGCGATTGTGGATAGCTAGAACAGGAAATGTATGGGAAGCGTATATTTCGAAATTCCTCCCGGGGACGGAAAAAGATGATTCTGAACGATTTGTGCGGTGGACGGATGAAAATAACTATCACATGGAAAAAGCGGCGCAAATTCAAATCAGTATTATGCAATGGCAAGATGTACCGCCAGTAGAAGCGATGACCGTTTCAGATTTAAAGTTTTGGAAAGTGAATTTAAATACTCAAAATAATCCGCCTTACATTTTTGATACGGGAGACAAGATTATAATTGATACAGAAAAAAGTCTTGTAACCATTAACGGTAAAAATGCGATTAATTTAAAAGACATTTTTAGTAATTTTCCAAATATCATACGTGGTGAGAATCGTATTGATATAATGCCACCAGATGTTAAAGCGACTGTTAGTTATAGGGAGAGATACAGATGAGAACACCAAGCGGGATTTTGCATGTTGTGGATTTCAAAACAGATCAAATCGTTGCAGCTATTCAGCCAAATGACTATTGGGATGATAATAGGCGTTGGGAACTAAAAAACAATGTTGATATGCTGGATTTCACTGTTTTTGATGGAACTACTCATTCAGCTACACTACAACAACAAAATCTTGTTCTAAAAGAAGTTCGCGATGGAAGAGTTGTACCATATGTCATTACAGAAACAGAGAAGAATTCAGACAAACGATCCATTACCACATATGCTTCAGGAGCTTGGGTTCAAATTGCTAAATCAGGCATTATAAAACCACAAAGGATAGAAGGTAAAACAGTAAACGAATTCATTGATATGGCTCTTGTAGGCATGAAATGGAAACGTGGAAAAACAGATTATGCAGGTTTTCACACTATGACCATTGATGAATTTATGGATCCGTTAACTTTTTTAAAGAAAATAGCTTCTTTATTCAAATTAGAAATTCAATATCGCGTTGAGGTTCAAGGGTCACAAATAGTTGGATGGTATGTTGATATGATTCAAAGGCGTGGCCGAGATACTGGTAAAGAAATAGAGTTGGGGAAAGATTTGATAGGTGTTACACGTATTGAACATTCAAGAGATATTTGTACAGCACTAGTCGGATTTGTAAAAGGTGAAGGCGATAATGTAATTACCATTGAAGGTATTAACAGGGGACTTCCGTATATTGTTGATAATGATGCATTTCAACGATGGAACGAACGTGGTAAGCATAAGTTTGGTTTTTATACGCCAGAAACAGAAGAGTTAAATATGACTCCGCAACGTTTAATGACATTAATGGAAATAGAACTGAAAAAACGTATTAATTCTTCAGTTTCGTATGAAGTAGAGGCACAATCGATTGGTCGCATTTTCGGACTAGCACATGAACTAATCAATGAAGGCGATACAATCCGAATCAAAGATACAGGCTTCATACCTAAGCTATATCTTGAAGCTCGTGTTATTGCTGGTGACGAATCATTCACTGATCCTGAACAAGATAAATACGAATTTGGGGATTATAGAGAGATAGTAGACCAAAACGAGGAATTACGGAAGATTTACAACCGAATCCTTAGTAAATTCGGTGAGAAACAAGAAATGCTGGATCAGCTAGATAAATTGGTGAAAGAAGCTAATGAAACAGCAAGTAACGCTAAGAAAGAATCAGAAGCAGCGAAAACACTTGCCGAAAAGGTACAAGAGAATATTAAAAATAATACTGTTGAAATTATAGAAGCTAAGAATCCACCAACAACAGGACTTAAACCTAATAAAACGCTTTGGCGTGATATTAGTAACGGAAAGCCCGGCATTTTAAAAATATGGACAGGTACAGCGTGGGAATCGGTTGTACCCGATGTGGAATCAGTCAAGGAAGAAACACTAGAGCAGGTTAATAAAGATATTGAGGCCACAAAAATAGAGTTAAATCAAAAGGTTCAAGAAGCACAAAATCAAGCAACAGGACAGTTTAAAGAAGTGAAGGAAACCTTGCAAGGTGTTAGTCGTACAATTTCAGATGTGCAAAACGAACAAGGAAATATTAATAAAAAAGTGACTCAAATAGAACAAACTTCAGATGGATTTAAAACTTCTATCGAAACGTTAACGAAAAAAGATAGTGAAATAAGCAGTAAATTAAATACAGTAGAGCAAACTGTGGAAGGCACAAAAAAGACTATTTCTGACGTGCAACAAAAAACAGGTGAACTAAAGCAAACAACAACTGAACTTAAAGAACAAGCAGGGAAAATCACCGAAAAGTTGACAAGTGTAGAAACAAAGGTTAATAACGATAAAGCAGGAGGACGTAATCTTTTATTAGATTCAAATATTAAGTATGAAAAAACAGATTATCTAATCAATCAATATTCTCTAACTGAAAATTTCTTTGCAGGTGAGGAATATACCTTTGTAATTAAGGGGAGTGTCCCACAAGGTCAGAAATTTGGGATTTGGCAGAATGGTGGTTCGAATAACGTTGGATATGCAACAAGTGTTTATGCTAATGGAATAACGTATGTAACCTTTAAAGCTGTTGCAACTACAAGCGGGAATGAACGAAAGTTAAGTTTATATAACTACCCAAGTAATACTACAAAGGCAATTGTAGAATGGGTTGCTTTATATAAAGGGAATAAGCCGCAGGATTGGACACCAGCCCCAGAAGATCAGGTAACAAACGATGAATTCACCAAGAAAACAACCGAGATTGAAAAAAGTGTAGATGGCGTAAAAAACACTGTAACCACTGTTCAAAATAGCCAAGCCGGATTTGAAAAGCGTATGTCTACAGTGGAACAAACAGCAAGTGGATTATCTTCCACAGTAAGTGATTTAAACAATGTAGTATCAGATCAAGGAAAGAAGCTTACTGAAGCAAATACAAAAATTGAACAACAAGCAACGGCAATCGGGGCGAAAGTTGAGCTTAAACAAGTAGAGGATTATGTTGCGGGTTTTAAGATTCCTGAGTTGAAACAAACAGTTAATCAGAATAAACAAGATTTATTAGATGAATTAGCTAATAAGCTTGCAACTGAACAATTTAATCAAAAGATGACTTTGATTGATAATCGTTTTTTTGTCAATGAACAGGGTATCAATGCTTCCGCTAAAAAGACAGAGGTATATACAAAAGAGCAAGCAAATGGACAATTTGCCACATCATCGTATGTAAGAGATATGGAAACCCGTCTTCAGTTAACTGAAAAGGGCGTTAGTATATCTGTAAAAGAAAATGATGTCATTGCAGCATTCAATATGAGTAAAGAAAACATTACTTTGAATGCAAACAGGATTAACTTAAGAGGTTTTATTACAGCAGACCATATCAAAGGGCAAGTTTTAGAAGGAGTAACACTTAGAACTACTGGAAGTAGATTTGTTGAAATAAACCAGCAAAACTTTAAGATTTTTGATGCAAACAAACCTCGCGGTTATATGGGATTTATGGAGACGACAGATGGAAGTATTCAACCGTCCATCGTTCTGGGTTCTGACAATACTAAATATAGAGGTACAGGGTCATTCTATATGTATCAAGCGATACCCCGAATAGATGGTGTTGAGCAACCTTCTAAAGCATGGGCGAAACTTGGAATATCTAAAGGGGAAAATGCTGAGGGGAATAATATTTGGTCAAATTATATTCAAATGCAGAATGACGGTGGACATCTGAGCGTATATTCAGATGGACAATTTCGTTTTAAAAACTTGAATGATATTATTTTTGAATCTGAAGGATGGGCTCCAGGATATGGTTACTTCTCTGTAACTACAACTGAACCACATATTTTTACAAATAACTCGGGGCAGTTTACTTTCAACAGAAAAGGCAGTGACTATAAAATACATTTCGTAAACGGCGCCACCGATCATGATTTAATCATGGGTAATGCAATGATAAGGTCAAGTTTTGTACAAGGTTATAACAATGGCTTGCAGATTAAAGATATGATGGGGCAAGGGTGGAAAGATATAGAATTAAGAACGCTGCGAGCTAAAGAAAATATATCTGCTGCAGGGCGTATGTGGGCGCAAGAATTTATCCCTAGTTCTTCTCGTACGCTTAAAACGAACATAGAAGACCTTCCATTCTCCGCTTTAGATAAAATCAACTCTGTAAACATTAAACAGTATCACTTTATAAGAGATGTTGAACGCTTTGAGTCAGGGGAGTCTATTACACTTCCAATTAATTACGGTATGATTGCGGAGGACTCTGACGATGTATTCACTACACCACAGAAAGACGCTGTAACACTTTATAGCTCGGTTGCAATTTCTATTCAAGCAATACAAGAAGTTGACTTTAAAGTTAAAAATCTTCAATTTGACCACGGTATGTTGAAGCAGGAAGTTGTCACTCTTAAAGAACAACTTGAAGCAGAAAAACTTGAGAAAGTTTCAATGAAAGCTGAAATTGATGAATTAAAGGTATTAGTACAACAATTAATAAATAAGAAACCAGAGCAGCCATAAGCTGGTCTTTATTTTGCATAAAGGAGTGATTTTATGACATTCAAGACCTATGAAATTAACGTAGATTTAGTACATGATACATCCACAACTTGTTCCAACCGCTTTTCTCAAAATGATAGAAACTCCGCTAAATTATTAGTAACAATAACAAATAAAGGTGCGGAGCTTGATTTAAGCCAAGCAAAATCGGTGCGGATGTCATTTAGAAAACCGGATGGAACTCGTGTATTCCAAAACGATTGCCAACCGATTAATGCAATGAAGGGGAAATATCAAATTGTATTAAAGACTCAAACTTTGACTTCAGTTGGTAATGTAATTGCACAGATCCATATTGAGGAAGAGGATAGAATCCTTGATACACAAAAGTTCTTTTTTGTTGTAAATGATTCGTTGGCAAGTGATGAAGCAATTGAAAGTACAAATGAATTTACAATTATTCAAAAAGCAATTGAAGCAGGGGAGAAACTTGAAGGTGTAGATATTAACGGGATTATTGCAGCAGGTGCGAAAGCTGATGCGGCGTTACCTAAAGCAGGCGGTACGATGACAGGTGAAATTATCATTGATAGTGGTGCTCTTATGCGATTTAAAGGAGTTGGAACCGATCCGGATTGGGCTTTCCGTAGGGATGACGCGAATGATGGTTTCGTAATTGCTCCACGTAAGGCAGACAATTCTGACTGGGATTGGGCTAAACAGGTAGAATTCCGCCCAGATAACTTTATAGTTAACGGAAACACTAACCTCCTAAAGAAAACAGGCGGTATTGTAACAGGTGAGGTTAAGCTTGAAGGTTGGACTGCACAACTACATCTGGATGAGTGGGCACAATCCGTGAGAGTTGATCAGCCTACGGCTGATGCTAGTGCAAGAGGTTTTGATTATTATGAGAACAACGTGCGAAAAGGCGGTTTTGGTAGGTTTAGAGGAATCGGTACAGACCAAATGTATATCGGATGGGGCGAAGGTCCGTGGGATGAGAATACTAATCTAACAGTTGGTCCTAATAAATTCACTTATAAAAATAAACCTGTAGCTATGCGAGACAAAGACGGACGAGTAACGCTTACCTTGACAGCTGATGCAACTAACGTTAACCCAGACTATCCTGCTTTGGCTATTAGAAGGGGAAATACTGTAACCTTGAGAATGGAAATTAACAAGATTGGTGAAGGAACTACACTAACAACTTTGCCTGTAGATATGCGACCTACTGATCAGCAAGTGTTTACCTCCATATCTAACGATGGTACTACATCGTTGGCGGTATCTATCGGAATGGATGGCACAGTAACTACATTTACACAGAATAAACCTGTAAGGATTATCGCTACTTATGTAGTGGATTAAAAAGGAGGAAAACACATGGCTAAATATTACGGCTATTGTTATGATGCGAATGGAAAGTTTACGGAGATTATCCCTTTGGATGAGAAACCGATCTACGAGAAACAAACGTTTTACCGAGAAGAACAGAAAAAAGTCGTTACAGAAGAAAAGTTATGCACGCTTCACCAATCTATTGAGGACGGCACGTACCAGCCTGAGATTGACGATAAGACAGGTGAAGAGTTACCAGTAATCAGCAAATACGAATGTCCTGACTGTGTAATGCGTAGTGTGGAATATGAAACTATTCAAGTACCATATGAAGAGGAGGTTGTGGTCGGTTATGAGCCTGACATCCCTACTAATTGTACTTTAGAAGTTTGTCCTTGGTTAGCTTACGAGCCTGTATTCAAGGAAGGTAAGTGGGTGAAAACGGTTGAGCCAAAGATAGAAGAGCCGCAACCAGAGAAACCATCGGAGTTAGAAAATCTAAAAAGGAAACAGGACTTAACACAACAAGCTCTGGATGATTTATTGCTTGGAGGTATGTAAAATGGCAAATTATTTAGCTCAAAGGATTATTGATGAAGTATACACATACGCTTATGTTGTTTCAAGGCGTCCAGACTTAAAAAGCGGTATCGACTCATATTTAATTAAAAACGGAAGAGAAGATTTAATTGCAAATATCCCATTACCAGGGAATTCATTATAATTACTGATTCAGCAACAAACCGAAGCGTGCAGAAGCAGGCTTTTTTATTTTTAGAAAAGGAGCTGAACCAATGCAAGAAATTCAAGATTTAAAGCAAGAGATCCAACAAATTAAGTTAGATCAAAAAGATATGCAGCGTGATATTCGTAATCTAGAAACACGTACTACAGTCAACGAAAAGGACATTGTAAATATTAATAAGCAGCTCGAAAAAATTAGCGCCAATACCACTTGGATTCTACGAATTATCATCGGAGCAATTGTAGCTGGGTTATTGGGGTTACTAATGAAAGGCGGCATGTAATATGTCAAAAGAGAATATCAAAAAACGATTCCGCAACTGGCGTACCTGGGTTGCGGTTTTTTCATTGATTGGATTTTTATTTACTAAATTCGGAATGCCTGAAGCAAAGAACTTTATTGAAGAATTGCTCCCCTATTTATTTGCAGTAGGCGTATCACTTGGTATTTGGACTGATCACGAAGAAAAAGGAGAAGATGCTGAATGAAAAAAACTTTTAAACTGGCTTCCTCTGTATTTATGACTCTATTGCTCCTGTTAAGTTTTGCTACAGGAGCTTTTGCTGATAGAACGCTTATTATTCCTGATTTACCTAAACAACCATACCGTAATGGTGTTGGTGCGTATGAGGGTGTAGTAGCACATTCTACAGCAACTCCAGAAGCGCCAGCTATTAACATTCAAAAATATGAGTCTCGTACATGGCGCTCGGCATTTGTACATTACGCAGTTGATTGGAATGAAACAATCCAAATTGCTGATACGAAATACATTGCTTATGGTGCAGGACCAGGAGCAAATAAACGATTTGTTCACGTAGAATTATGTGAAACAAGAGATTATGAGAAATTCAAACGCAGCTATGATAAATACGTTAAGTTATTAGCTAAAATTCTTCGTGATCGTGGATTATCTGTAGAAAAAGGATTGTGGACTCACTACGATGTGACGAAATATCTTGGTGGAACAGATCATGAAGACCCACTTGATTACTTAAAGTCTCATGGTGTTTCAGAAGCTCAATTCCGTGCTGATGTGCAACGAGCATACAATAACTCTAGCGTGGAAGTTTCCGTGCCTGAGAAGCCATCTAAACCAGCAGAAGTTCCAACAGCAGTAACAGATGGCATTGCTTATATTGAAGGTTACAACGTAAATTTACGTAAAGGACCTGGTACAAGCTATTCTAAGATTCGTCAGCTAAACAAACCAGAATCTTATATTGTATGGGGCGAAAAAGATGGTTGGTTAAACCTTGGCAATGAACAATGGATTAAAAATGATCCATCTTATGTGAAGTTTAGTAAGAAAAGCACAGTGGATTCTTCTATCGTAGGTAAGCGCGTTGTTTCTAAAGTTAATAACCTGCGATTCTATGATGCTCCATCTTGGCAGGATAAAGATGTTGCTGGATCTGTAGATGCAGGTTTAGGTTTTACAATTGACGCAAAAATAAACGTCAATGGATCCCCGCAATACAAAGTACACAATAGCAAAGGTAAAACATACTATATCACAGCAAGTGAAGCCTATGTGTATGTGAAGTAAAAAAAACGAAAGCCGTCCTGTCGGGCGGCTTATTTTACATATCCCAAAAATCATCAGCTTTAACTCTTGAATCAAATTCCCTTAACACCTTCAATATCTTCTGCATTGTCTTTCTTGTCGGTGATCTATCCGGATTATTAGCTAAATCCCCTACAGTATTTCTGCCTAGTCCTGATTTCCTCACTAACCATTCCTGCTCAATTCTATGTTTATCTAAAAACCTTCCTAGTGGCGTTCTCTTAGAACGAAACCTCCACATCATTCTCACTCCCTATGAAAATTGTTATCTACAGTACTTTCCTAAATGCACAAAAAATAAACCCCTAAAAATAGGGGCCTAAAAATGGTGCATGGACGACAATATTTTACGAAAAACGTCTTTTCAGTAAGGAGAGTTTTTTTCCAGGTTCTTCAGCGTAATACTTCATGTAGTCGCACATTAAAATATTAATTAGTTTATCCGCTGTGTATCCATGTAAAGGAAACGAATGAGCCATATCCGAGAAAAATACTTCAATACGCCTTAATGTTCTTCTATCAATCTTCACTTCAATCGTTCCATATCGTTCATCGTTTTCATTAAATTCTAATTCATGATCAGTATAGTGCTTCTTACTCTCTAGAATTTGATACAGCTGCTCCATACTATTCTTGGACCTTATATGTTCAAGAAAATCTTCCACAAGGATTTCAGCTAAATCACTTGCATTACATTCATAATCCTCTTCTTCCATATCTTCGATAATAATATTCATACGGAATAAGTAAATTTTGAGCATCTTCACTTCAAAACGGTACTTCTCTTTTAATTTCCATTCAATTTTAGTTCGTTCCCACCAATTATTAGCACTCATAAGTTGAATTTCTTTTGTCATTACATCGTATTTACTATACATGCTGTCACCTCTCACATAGTGCGTAATGCAAAGCATAAAATACGTGTTGCTGCAGCTCTTTGCGAAACTCCCCATTCAATTGCCAATCGGACAAGCTTAGAATGCGTTTCCTGCTCCAATTTCGCATGAATGTACTTTTTGGTATCTTTATAGTCATATGCATGTATCTCATTTATATAATCAACTCTAAGGTGTTCTGTGATTAATTTGGACATATATTGTGTAGTGGTTATTCCTTCTTGGAATGCTGAGGATCTTATTAGTTGTCTTTGTATTTCATTTACGGGGATTTTTACATCTTTCTTTTTATCAGAACGAATTTTACGAGGTTGTTGGTTTGTTATTGTAGTAGATTGTTTTCGAGGTTCAAACATAGGGTTAACGTTGCTCATGATGCTCTCCCCTTTCAAAATTAACCTCCTCCCTCTCTGTTAACACAGGGTCATAGTTCCAACATGCTATCATTCCTGCTGTTTTTGAGAAAAGAGAGGAGGTATCTTATATTTTTGTTAGATAGTTATTACCAATCGTTGAAACCATTAATTAACTCCATAGCATTATCGACAGCTTCTTCAGAAGGTTTCTCATCTTCTCCCGCATCATTCTGTATGCCATGAGTATTTATATTGATTAGTAGCTTTTTAACTAATTGAAGCGGATCTTCTTCACCAGCAACTTCTGCAAGTACCTGGTACATTTCTAATCTTTTTTTAATCTGCTTATTTACGTAACCCTTTTGCCCCTTACCTTGTTCCTCTAAACGAGTTACAAAGTTGTAAAGGACCTTATCATTGTTAGGGTTAAGCTCAATTTGCAGCTTTTTCTTTTGTAAGTTTGTCAAAGACATCACATCCTAAATAGTAGTATCCTAATAGGTTAGCTTCTTGACCATTTTCTAGAACTGCAAATGTTGGGAATTGCTCTTTTTTCTTCTCAATACGCTTTTTATGAAGAGCAGCCATTCCGCCAGTCCAAACGATTTTATCGTATACAGCTAAGTTAAACTTTTGAGACACTTCACGTAACGCTGCATCGAAATGACGTTGTAATTCTTCATCTACTTTCTCAGCTACATCTTTATGAGTGTATAAGTCGTATAGAGAGCCATTGTACTTATAGCCATTTTCAAGGATATAGTGCATGTTAGAAACGCTTAAATCAGGTGTTTCGCCAATGTTATCGCGTACAATTTGTTCAATAGCCATGAATGCTTTCTCGCAACCTAATTCAGTTCCTAAACGGTCGATAACAGCATTACCAGACATATCAGTAACATCGAATGTACCGAATCCACCATCAATGATAAGGATACGATCTTCTTTATTAATAATTTCTTTTTTTACCAGGTAATATTGTGTTCCTACTGGTTGTGGGATTACTAAACACTCTTTTACTTTAACTGTGATTAATTCACCGTTTACTTTTACTGCTGTTTCTTCCATAGCGACCTTACGGATTGATTCGCGTTGATTACCGAAGTGAGATACTGGAAGACCGGTAACAAGTAACGGAATAGTAACGTTCTTCTTAAAGTCTTTTGCAATGAATCCGAATAGTTGTTTCTTAAACGTTGGATCCTCATAACGTTTTGCTTTGTTCTCGCCAAGCGCACGAATTAATGGAAGTTTTGATTTTCTAGCTTCTTCTCCTATGTAGTAAGGGAAGTCGGTGTTCGTTAATTCAATTTTTGTGAAACTAGCTTCGTTGTAGTAGTCATCAACAGGTGCTAACACCGATAATTCTGTAATAACATCAGCCTCTAGTGATTTGTTTTTCTTTGAAGCGCGCTTTGTAAAACCATTTCCTAAGTCAATCGCATACGGATTTCCTAATAGCATATATATTCCCCTTTCAAAACCAATGGTTAATCATTGATATTTTTGATTCTAACAGATACTTACGTTTAAATTCAATGAAATATACCAAAAACGCTAAATTTATTATTGGTTAATCATTGATTATTGGTTTTCAAGGTTATAGGGCATCGCAAAGGCTTCGCAATATTAATAAAAATGCATGTTGCGAGGTAGGGAAGATATAGGCTTGTCCTCCCTAAGATTCGTCAATCCTCCCTAAAGGTTTTATCAACAATAAAAAGAAGACAAGCTTCACGCTTATCTTCCTGCTTCTTGTAACTATATGAAACTTGTATTACAATTGATGTAGAAATTAATCGAATAAATGAGAAAGAGCCTTAAATCCTCCGCGACCAAACTTTGGATTTAAGACTCTCTGATAAGTTACACAAGGTGTATACCCTGTTGTTAATTAATTTATGTCTCTATGATACCAAATTAAATCAATAAGGTAAATACTTTTATATCCTTGTGTGACTTCCTTTTATTCTCAAAAGGAGGTCTATTTGTGTTAGCTATAAGGCAACACCAGGAATCGTTTATTGATGAGTGGCATGAATGCTACTTGTCAGAACATAAAAAGAGTGGGTATATAGCCGTTTTAGATTTAAGCGGTAGCGAGAAGAAACAATTATGGATAGGCACGAACGACATTAAAACTCTTTCAAATATGTCTAATCCTTCGAATAAGGATTTTTATCTGTCTTTGAATAGCTTTGTATTTGGAAGCAGGAAAGCGACAGATTTAAAACAAATACGGAATATCGGCGTAGATTTAGATTTTTACAAGTTAGATATTTCAAAAGAATACGTGATTCAAAACTTACAAGATTTCATTGCAGAAGGGATGCTCCCTTGCCCTAATTTAGTTATGTATGGACGAGGAATGCAACTGATATACACTGTACAAGGTGGCGCAGCTCCACAAATGGCATTTTTATCTCAATACATAACTAACCATTTTATAAAAATGTTGATGCCATTAGGTGCAGACGGATCATGTAGCGACCTTTCAAGGGTCCTGCGCATGCCATATACAACGCATAGCAAAACTGGAAAGCAAATAGAACTTGAAATTTGGACAAGACGCGAACACGATCTACAAGAGTTATATGATTATGTACCACCTTTAGAAAAGAAGAGACAACCGAAACGAACTGCTACACGTAAAAAAGGATCAATTTCAACACTACCTTCTCAAAAAGGGGTAATGAACCTTTATAGTTTAAATACAAAAAGGAAATCTGATTTAGAGAAGATTGTGGTGCTCAGAAATGGCGAAATAGAGCATAGACACGACATGACATACATTTACGCCTTCACAACAGCTTTGATCGTTAAAAACCAAATAGCGACGTTAGAAATGACGTTTCAGATAAATGATAAATTTAAAGAACCGCAAACGAAAAAAGAAGTAGAAAGAACAGTGAAAGATGCGTATAGAGATGCTATAAAGTTTTTCGATGCGTTTGCGGAAAATGGGTTTACGATGCGAGGATTAGCGTCAAATTTAATTAAGCCAATGAAAACAGAGACGATTTTTAGAAAATTAGACATAAAATTAACAAAAGAAGAACTTGAATTGATGGATACATTAATTGATTCAGAGGAAAGTAAACACAGGGACAAGCTAAGAAAGCGAAAAACCCGTGGTTCTGTTAGCTTAGAAGAACATAAAGAAAAAACTGCAAGACAAACTGATAATCAGCTAGCTAAATTAAAAGAATTGATCGCAGAAAATCCAAAGCCAAAATGGAAGTCCATAGCAGTAGAAATGGGCATTTCAGAACGGCATTTACGTCGCCTAAGAAAAGAAATATAAAAGCGGACATCCCTGTCCCTTTAAAGCAAAGTTATATGCAGCACCGTAGTACTGTGTTATTCCTGAACCTCCTATTTAGGGGGTTTTTATTATGGTGGGGGATGGTAGAATAGGCTTTATTGCTGAATTTAGTTTTACACAACGGATATAGTACGTGAAATTATAGATTGATATTGAGCATATAGTGTTTTATTTGAAAGGGATTCTATAACATTCAGATATATACAAAATAAAAAAATATATGCTACATTATTCCAGTAATGATAGTTTATTGAGTGGGATTGTCAACCTACCTCTGGTAAGTTAACTAAAATCAAGCAACCTTTTATCAACCATTGCTGTTGATTTTTAGTTCTTATTAGAAGGAGGTGATACATGTGAAAGAATTGATAGGGGCTGTATTATTGTTTCTAATGGAAAGGTACTTTATTGAACCTTTCGTTGAATATATAGAACAAAAAACGCGGAATTTATCTATTTTTACATATGTAAAAACCACTCAAGCTATGAACGTAGCTGTAGAGTGGCTAAGAGTGCTAAAGATAGTTACTTTTAGTTATGTTCCGTTCACTCACTAATTAGTGAGTATTACATAGAACAGGGTGTCTCAACCACTCTGTTCTATTGCAATTATACCTCTGTCTAATGTATATTATACACTCATTTGAAAAGTTTTGCATTTCTAATGAGATATGAAGGAGGAACTAATATGAAAATTGATCTTCTTAAACTATTTATAAAATCAACAATATTATTTGTTTTAGCGTTAGTTATAGCGGATAAATTTCTAGGTTATACAGGTATAAAAACGATGGTTTATGCGTTAAGTTTAGCAATAATTATTCCGTTAGTTAGTCTAGGGATAGATTATATTAAATATTATTTCACCGAAAAACACGTTTAAAAGTTAATTTGACGTGTTTTTTTGTATAAAGAAAAGACACCCTAAGGTGCCTTCTTCCAACTTGAACCACATTAATTTTAATAATATGTATTGGACTCCCATCCAATATTATTTTACCATGTTAAGTTAATTTATACATTGAAAAAAATAAAAGCACTCTTTCGAGTGCCTTCAATTATTCTACTTTTAACTTAATCTCTTTACCCATCATACCGCCACGAGCTTTTAATACTAATCCTTGCGCGTCAGCAGGAACGTCAAAGATGATTTTACCTGTTTGAGTCAAACCAGGGTTAAGTTGTTTTAAGAAGAAATCCGATTTACCGCCATTGCCTACATCGAAAGCTGTTTGAGCTTGTGTAGAATATTTGAACTCACGATCTTGATTATCAACTAACTTGAAGCTGTTAGCATCGACAGTGATAGCGTCTTTTTGGTTATTAGTGATAGAAACTTCAACGATTTTAAATACACCTTGAGCTTTTTCACTTAAGTATTGACCACCTACTGAATCTGTTGATTCAACAGAACCTACAGCGATTTTAACTTTAGAAGATTCGCCCTCTTTAGAAAGTTCCTTTTTAGGTCCTTCTTTCTTTGGTTCCTCTTTTTTAACTTCGTCTTTCTTAGGCTCATCCTTTTTTGTTTCCTGTTTAGCCTCTTGTTTTGGTTCAGTAGAAGCTGTTTTAGTTTCTTCTGTATCCTTGCTACTATTGCCATAAGCTCCGAGTACTATGATAACAACGATAACCCAGAACCACCATTTTTTATAGAACGGTTTTTTCATTTTCTTTCCTCCAGTTATGTAAAATGTAAGATTTCCGAGCTTATCATAGCAAATAAAACATTCGAATATTGTCATATTTTGTCGAACGTAAATAAAAAAGAGAACCGAATGGCTCTCTTGGTAGGATTGGTAAAATTATGTAAAATTTTACCTCTTTTCATTGGAAAACATTTCTTCTACAATGAACTTAAATCAGAACGTATCTTGGTTATCTTTAATCATTCGAATGAACAACAACACCTGATTACAAAAACGCTCTTTCTGAGCATCGTCTAACGCCCCATACGTTGACCTAGCTTCAGAAATGACTTGTTGTATTGGTTCATCCATAAAATTGTTAGAGAAGCCAACGAGGACGTCCAAAGATACATTGAAAAAGGAGGCGATACTTGCTAAAGTTTCAATATCAGGTTGAAATCGACCAGTTTCCCAATTCTTAATCTGACTCTGACTTAAATTTAGAGCTTCAGCTAACTCTGCTTGCGTTAAATCACGAGACTTTCTTAAATGTTTTAAAGTTTGTCCAAAGATTATCATAGTAATTTAAGTATAAATATTGCACTATCATACTACTATAATAAGTTGTTTTATTAACTATTTATTAACTTTTAGTTGTTTTGCAACTAAAAATAAATTAAAAAATAGAACAAAAGTTCGTTTTCTTGTGGTAAAATATGCATATGGGTATTTCTAACGTCGTATGTAAAATTGCATATTTTATTTTTAAGTCACTTGATAAACGTTGATTTAAAACGATTTCTCAACTTTCTCAATAATTGTCTGATAACTGCATGACTGAAATTTGCCAAAAATGTGATATTATGAAAACAAATATAATAAACGGAACGAAAAAAAGACTCACAGCGTGTGTAAGTAGTGTTCGCACCACTCTTACACCGTTCGCCCGACTCACTAGGGGAACATCTGCCATAAGTCTCTTTTCGGTCACTTCATGAGTAACAATTACATTATAACATGCCGATATTACTAAAGCATTACTATGGTATGAATTTCCTAATTATAATTTGAGAAAAAGAGCGAAGCGTCTTTGTTCCAGAAGGAGCAAATCTGATGAATCAAACACCTAAACAAAAACAAGAGGAATTAAAAAAGAAAGCATTAAGCAAATTCTTGCATGAACTTATTGACGAGATCGATTTACAAAGAAGAAAACAAGAAGACATCGCGAAGGAAATAGGTATTAAAGGCGGATCACTTTCCAAAAACTTATCAGGTAAGAGTCAATTTAATTTTTGGAATATGATTAAGTTGCTTAACATCTTATATGATGATGCATTAAAGAGAAAAGAAATGTTACATAGGTTTTGTTCAGTTACAACGAGTAAACAGAATATGCGAATTGCGATGGAATATGCAAATGCCATTGGTGATTTGGAACTATTAAAGTTAATCGTAGATATAGAAAAAACGTCCTCGTTGGCGATGAATAGAGAATGGGCTTACGTATATGAATTGGTATGGATGCGAAGTAAGGGTGTCGTTAGTGGTAAAGGGTTATTAGAGAAATTAGAAGATCGTAAAGGGAGCAAAGTAATTAAAACACAAGAAATGAAAGTGTTATATGGAATATTAACTTTCTATACGATGTATGATTTAGAAAAATTTAATTCATTGTTTGAATACGCCGAAGTATTAAAACCAAAAGTTGAAGAAATACCAGATGATTTCATTAGAACAGCATATTCAGGAAGAATTAAAGAAGGATTATCTTACGCTTACTTAATGCAAGACAACGTTGAAAAATCCAGAGAGTTGTGTCATGAAATAATGAATTTGAAAGACGATAAAAATTGTTTTTCTCTTTTAAGGGCATCAGCTTTAGTTTACCTTGCGGAGTCCTACACTTTCGAAAGTTACGAAAGAGCCTCTTGGTATATCAATAAATCATTAGAAATGTTGGATGCTTGTTACTTTGAAAGAGTTATAAAAAGAAGAGAGAATATCCTTAATACTCATGCTTTTATTAAATTAGTTCATAATTTAGAATTAAACGGTATGCAGATTTTCCATCCAGCAGAGGAAGCCTTTTTAGAAATCAGAAAAGGAAACTATAAATTAGCGGAGAATATTTTGAACGGTATAAAAAAAGAACGAGGTTATTTAATGGCTATTGAGTATTGCTACTTAGGGTTAGCTACCAATAACGTGAGATTAATAGAAAAGTCCATCTCTATGTTCGAGTGCGAAGGAAATAGATTTTATTGCAAATTCCCGAGAAAAATGTTGGTAGAATTTAATAAATATGGTATAATATACATGGGTGATGCTAAATGAAAAAAATCCTATCGCTAATCACAAGCGTAGCTTTAGCTGGAGGTTTTTTATTCGCTCCTGCTGACAACAAAGATCAACCAAAGCAAATCGCTAAAGATGATTCGAAAGCAGTATTATATATGGAGGTAGGACCCGGCGGTGGCATGGGTTAAAATATAAATGGTTAGAATGCGATTGTCTCAATAGAGGCAATCGCATTCGCTGTTTCTAAGGGTATTTCCTAAATATCGAATTCAATATATGAGAAAACTATGTGAAATATTCACAAATTAATATAAAAACATTGGAGGATTTAGGGATGGAGAAATTAGAGAACGCAACTGTAGTTGATAAATTAGGGGATGCATTAATGGATGTAATAAACAGCGCTGAAAAAGGGGATTCAGTATCTTTCGACATATTATCAGAAATAAAAAAAGCGATTGGTAGCAACTAAAGCTATCAATCGCCAGATATTTTAACTAAGTTAGTAATAAGATCTAAAAGTTCTTTTTGCTTCTCAGGTGATTTTGTTTTAACTTGCATCATAAGTTTTTCCCATTCATCTTTCGCAGCAACATCAGGATTCTTTTCATCTGTTTCTCCTAATACGTAGGAAACAGATACATTAGCAAGCTTTGCGATTTCTAAGCTCATCTTTTTAGATGGGCATTTTGTACTTTCCTCATTTTCCCACATTGAAACGGCAGATCTACTTTGCATCCCTAAAGCTTCAGCAAATTCTCTTTGACTAAGTTGTAGTATGTCAGTCCTTATCTCTTTAACACGTCTACTGATTAATTTGTAATCCATTATTTTTATTCCCCTTAATATTGATTAGTAATTTTTATTTACTAACACCAAAAATAATTATATAAATACATTTCCTATATCTTAAATTTAACAAATATGTTCTCAAAATGACAACACTTTTAAAAACTTTTATTTTTTTAAAATTTAGGGGTTCTCAAAAAGAGACTCCATATGTTATACTCAAATCAACGAAATGAACAAAGGGTGATGCCGAATGAAATTAAACACTGAAAAGATTAGGGAGCTAAGACTTTCTAAAGGTTTCACACAGGTTGAAGTAGCTAAAACAATGGGTTACACGAATAGGAACTCATATTCTCAAGTGGAAACAGGAAAACGTGAACCTAACTTACATAGATTGTCTTTACTCGCTGGTTTGTATGAAGTTACTATTGACGAATTAACAAAGTAGTCTCTTTTTTTACCTTATAGGTCTCAAAAAGAGACGTCTCGAAAATAGAATAGGGAGGAAAGAAAATGAATCAATTACAAGTTTTCAATAATGAAGAGTTCGGACAAGTTCGAACGGTTAAACAAGGTGAAGATGTTTGGTTTGTAGCTAAAGATGTATCTGACATCTTAGGTTTTAGTGAAGCAAGTGCAATGACAAGAACATTAGATGAAGATGAAAAGGGTCTGCATAATATACAGACCGTTCAAGGGGTACAAAAATTAACAGTTATCAATGAATCTGGTTTGTATTCTTCAATCTTGAGGTCACGTATCCAGACTTCATGATTGGACTTCTTACAAACTTAAAAGAAGAGAAAGCAAAACGAGTTGAAGCGGAACGAACAATCTTACAACAACAGCCACTTGTAACATTCGCTGAAGCGGTGCAAGTATCAACAAACCTAATAACCGTCAAACAGTTAGCAAACTTAATGAGACAAAAAGGAATCGATACAGGTCAAAACAGACTCTTCGAATGGTTCAGAGAAAACGGATACCTTTGCAAGAAGAAAGGCAGTCTTTACAACACGCCAACACAGTATTCAATGGATTTAGAGTTATTTGAATCACAAGAATATGTAAGAACAAATAGCCAAGGCGAGTTTGTAACATCGTTTACCACAAAAGTCACGGGAAAAGGTCAACTTTACTTCATTAATAAGTTTCTTGGAAAGGAGGCGGTTTAAATGATGGAAGAAAGCACATTATCACTAGCAATCGTAGCAGCGGTAATATGTGTATTCGTATACCTGGTACATCGAATTGATGTTGTAGCAAAGAGAGCAGGATGGCTTGAAGATGACAAATAAAGAACAGCGTGATGAATACGAACAAAAGAAACTCACATGGATCATAAAGGATTTAAGAGCTAGAGGGATACATAACAGCGCAGATAAGGTTGAGGAAATGCATAAGGAGTTTATCACTCTAGCTAAATAGGACAAGCGTTGTGCTTGTCATCATGATCAGGAGCGGACACCCTTTCCCCTCCACCTCGTTTCTGGTCATGATGATGCGTACAGCATCAAAACAAAATAAAAACCATTCGACTACGCCTAATCGAATGGTTTGAGAAACAACAGATTATTATGTACCTCTATTATATCACAGTCGTTTCTTCTAAGTAAATAAGGAGTGAAAGCCTATGTTAGATAAAAATCAATCGAAAGTCGTCCTTCCTTCATGGGTATGGGAGGGCGTGAAAAACGAAAAAGAAGCGAAATTGAGGGCGATTAAGTACATTACTCATGACCGCTATCCAGGATACAAAATAATTGAAATTCAAGGTGATATAGCGGTATGCCAAAGGGAGAGTGTATGAAATGGCTTGGAACGATGAGGTTAATAAACCTATACATTTGAAAGGCCCACATTTAGGGAAGTTATTAAGGAGAGTTCGTGATTTAGAAAAACGTGGTTACGATCATGTAAGGCCATACCAAGTTCGTAAAAGTATTTGGAAAGATTATAAATATGATATGAACAAAAACTTTGGAAAAGGAAAGTACAAACTATCTGGATACGAAATTGAAACAGAGTATTCGTTTTTGATGATAAAGAAGGTGGATTGAATGAATTTTATTGATAAAAGACGTGGTTTTTTCATCCTAGAAAATGATGCAATTGATAATTGTGATTTAAATGTTTATGAATTTAAAACATACGCAGTTGTTGTCAGGTACGCGAATCGTGATACACAATCAGCATTCCCTTCCTTGACGACTTTAACTGAGAAAGTTGGGTGTGGAAGAAAGAAAATAATAGAATGTATTAAATCCTTAGAGGAAAAAGGATACATCCAAAAGGTTAATAGGAAAGATGACCAAGGTAATAACTTATCAAATATCTATTATGTTCTTCCTACCCCTAGTGTCTCACAGAAACTAGTAGTGTCTGAGGGAAACCATGGTAGTGTCTCACAGAAACTAGGGGTAGTGTCTGAGGGAAACACTAACAATACTAATCTTAACAATACTAATTTAACAAAAAGTAATAGTAATAAGAATCCATTCTCATTCTATGAAAGTAACATTGGAATTTTAAATCCATTCATGGCAGATAGCATAGAACAGTGGATTAAAGATACAAGCGAAGAACTGGTTATAGCTGCTATGGAACGTGCATTAAAAAAACAAGCTAAATGGAATTATGCTGAGGGTATCTTAAAACAGTGGTCTAACAAAAACATTAAGAATTTAAATGATGTGGAAGCTTTAGAATCTGAATATCAACGAAATAAAGGAGCGAATAAACGTGTCGGAATCGATCGGAAGAGTAATGACTCGGATAGTGAATACATCGGCTTGTAATGAAGAAACAGAAGGATATACATGTGAGCATTGCAATAAATACATTGCAGCAATAACTGTTGAAGTGCCACAACTACGTATTAAAAATAAAATCCTTCCTACTTGTGAATGTGTTGTGGAACGTGAAGAAGCAAAAATACGTGAAGCTCAAAACTTTGCTAAGAAACGAGAAATAGAAAAGTTGTTTAGTATCAGTAATTTAGGAGAAAGATTCTCGAAAAGTACTTTTGAATCGTTTCTAGATAGAAATGGATCAGAGACTGCTTACAAAATAGCGATGAAATACGTAAAAACATTTAAAGAATGGAATGGCGAATCATTAATGATTTGGGGAGATCCTGGGAACGGCAAAACTCACCTAGCTGCAGCAATTGTAAATGAACTTTCGAAAAAAGGATATATCGTTGTATTTCAAAGCGTTCCGGAGTTATTGCAACGCATTCGCAGTACTTTTAATAGTGAAAATAAAGAAAATGAAACACAAATTATGAGAGCACTTTTAGAATGCGACTTACTTATATTAGATGATATTGGAGCAGAAAAGACTACGGAATGGGTAGAAGAGAAATTGTTCAATATTATAGATGGTCGATATAGAAAAGAGCTTCCTACCTTATATACAAGTAATCTTCAACCTAAAGAACTACAGAACCAAGTAGGAAAGCGTTCCTATGATCGAATGGTTGAAACGAGCCTCACGGTTGAAAATAAAGCAGAAAGCTATAGAAGAGAGATTGCTAAGCAACGTCTTCAAAGATTCATAGAAGCGTAAAAGGGGAGAAGGAAAATGTTATTTGATGATGTACAAGCTCCATCTAAACCATATTGCGATATATGCGTTGCAGCAATTGATAACATCGATATACACGAGGTACGTATTGAAGAGAAGGAAATGACAGCTTGCTCAATTTGCTATGGCGATCCAACTGTAAGAAGGATTGACTCGAAAACGTTGTTTGACTTAATAAAATCGGTTGGTAAGCGTTACGGGTACCGCAAGAGTATAAGGGAAGTGCAACAACAAATAGAAGTAGATGTGAAAAGTATAGAAATAGATGTGCTCGAAAAAATGGAAGGGCATTTGTTACGACAACCAACAGGTAAAAAGATTGAATTTTCAGTCGAAGAATTACTATACATCTTTAATAAACTACGTTTACAAATAGCCGGTCACAATAACATCGCTTTTGCAGTAGCCCAAATATCAGAACGGGGAATTGAAGTCGTAATAAGAAAGGATGACGATTATGTGCGCGTGTAATGGTACTGGAGTAATTCAAAACGGAACTGGAATGGGTATGTATCAATTCGGACCATGCGTTTGTGAAGCGGCAAATCAAACACCTGAAGAAGTGGATAGAAAGCGTCATATCGTTATAGCGAGGCTGATGGAAATCCATCGTATGCAGCAGGAAGAGAAAACAGGCGTTGTGGCATGAGAAACGGTCAGCTTTCGTTTGAAGATGTCATAGGAACTTTTGATTACGCAGCTACTAGTACTTCAGAAAAGTTTCTACACAGCAATAACCATAACGCTATAACGCCTACGTATGAAGTTCACTTCTATGATCAGGATGAGAAACAGAAAATTGATTGGTTTGAATCAAAGAGTGAAGAAGCTGCAAATAGCGATGCCAAAGCGAAGCATGGAAGGATTCACATTATAAAAACTGTTGTAAGTGCAAGGACTTTAACGGAGATTATGAATTTAGATTAGGGGGATTGAAATGAAAAAGGGGATTTTAAGTCAATCTGATTATCAACGAGCTGAAGAAAACGGAATAAATAAGAATACTTTAAGAAATCGTGTTTACAACTGCGCTTGGGATGTTGTAGAGGCCGTAACAACCCCACCAGGAAAGAAACGCGCTTCTAAAAAAAGCCAATCTGAAATCTGGCTAGAAATCGCAGTGAAAAACGGAATGAATCCCAACACATTTTATAGCCGAATTAATTTAGGGTTTACTCCAGAAGAAGCAGCCACGAAACCAGTTAAAAAGCCATCTGAATTTATTAAAGAAATGGCTAAGTTAGCTGAAGCAAATGGAATTAACTATCAAACATTTCACTCACGGATACGTAATTATAAGTGGGATATAGAATTGGCAGCTACTGTTCCCCCAATAGAAACAGGGAGACGTTGTTGTAACTAATTTAAAGTGAGGAAGGTGAAACTTTATGAAATATAGTCCTGTTCCTACTTGGGAAGAATATGAAATCGCAAAACGTAACGGAATAAAGAAGTGTACGGTAGATCAGCGGATTAATGTTTATGGTTGGACTGTAAAGGACGCAATTAGTAAGCCTTTATTCGTTAGTTTAAAAAAACTGTATGCAAAACAATGGGAATTGGCACAACAAAATGGTATCTCATATGATACGTTCTTCTCCAGGATTAAACGTTACAACTGGAATCCTGATGATGCGGCAACGACGCCAGTTTTATCGCCGATAGAATGTACGAAAAGAGCACACTCCAAAACAGATATCATAACGCCGTCACAATACCGCATAGCACTAAATAACGGCATTGGAAAACGAACAGTAAGAACTAGAGTTTTTGTACTTAAATGGGAGATAGAACGCGCTATAACGACTCCACCTAATATTAAACATAGAGCTAAGAAGGAGGCAATCTGAAAATGGATTTAGATCGGTGGTATGCCGAAGAAGAATATGCAAGCACGGAGAATAATTATCTTCCAGTTCCAACTTGGGAACAATATGAAATTGCTAAGAACAATGGTATTAGTAAGTGCAACGTAGATCAGCGGATTATACGAGGTTGGAACATATTAAAAGCTATCACACGACCTGTGAATGAATCATTTACGAAAAAGTACAAGAAAGAACTAGCAATAGCGGAGGGAAACGGGATTGGATATCGGTTATTTCGCCAACGTATTAAAGAATCTTTTTGGAAACCAATTGAAGCTGCGACAGTCCCAAGATTGACTAAAAAAGAAGCAGCAGAAATATCGTCAAGGGTAAGGAGGAAGAAAGATGCAGTATAATCCCGTACCTACTGAAAAAGATTACGAGATTGCAGCGCGTAACGGAATTAGCAAAATGAACGTGTATTTACGAGTTAATAAACGCGGATGGGAGATAGAACGTGCTATAACGGTACCAGTTAGAAAGAAAAAATGCAGGGTAGGAATAAACGCTGGAATGAAAAAACTAGCAGAACAAAACGGAATTAGTCATACGACATTATATAAAAGGCTTAAAAGCGGCATGGACCCTTACGAAGCGGTAACAACACCGAAGAAACACAGAAAATGGGAATCATTAATAAATGTAGCGAAGGAAAACGGAATAAGTACACCTTCATTTTACGGAAGAATCGATAGAGGTATGGATCCATATGAAGCAGCTACAAAACCACCACGAAAGTATAAAAAGAAACAAATCAGCTAGGAGGAAACATGGAGCAAGACGTTTTAATCAACAAATTAATTGATAATCACATATACAAGCTACCGGATGGGCGCGACTTATTTGAAGGGAGTTGCGAGGAACTGGCGGGGTTGCTAAAAGGAGATGGAGAAAATGAGAGAAGCGATTGAAGAGCTTATAAGAGGATTACGTGAATCGGCAGTAGAGAGCAGAAAAGAAGCTGACAAAGCTTTTGATAGTAGGGATTTAGGATTATCGGGATTTCATAAAGGACAGTGGTGCACATTTGAAGGAACAGCAATCGCATTAGAGGATCTATTATCTGATCATGAGGAGGAAGAACAATGAAATATACACAACACGGAACGTTTGAAGTAACTCAACTATTAGCAGAAGCAAAGGAGACTGAAGAGAATGGCAACTAAGATCATCGTTTACACGAAAAACAATTGCAAGAACTGTGAAGAAGTTAAGTGGGCTTTAGGTGCGGCAGGCGTGGAATATGAAACTCGTAATATTGAAGAAAATGAAGAGTATGCGCAATGGTTAGCTAATAAGAACTACATGAGCGTACCGGTTACAGTGTTTCCAAGCGGGAAAGAGTTGGTTGGATTTGAGTTTGGGGAGTTTGCAGCAGAATTAGGACTATAAAGGGGTGTTTGGATGAAGGCTGAACATATCGAACTGTATGAACAAGCGCTGAGTCACGAACAAGGACAAGCTAGTAAATGGTTTTGCGAGGTTAATAATTTAGAAGCGCAATTACAAATAGCGAAGTCACATTACAAACACCACATGGAAGAAAGAGATAGATTGCAAAACTTAGTTGTGAGATGGAAGGGGAAAACGAATGGGAATAGGGTTTAGTTTAGGGTTCAGACATCATGAATGGAGATTCGGTATATCAATCGATTTTAAGAAGACATATATGGAAGTAAGTGCAGGCCCGTTTTATTTCAAAGTTAGAGTAGGAGGAATTGAAGAATGAAATTAAGAGTGAAAATCAAGCGAGTGAAAGATGTGGATTTGCCTAAGTATGCGAAGCCAGGAGATAGCGGTTTTGATCTTGTAGCAGCGGAAGGCACAATTATTGAGCCAGGGCAAACGAAAGTAATCCCTACAGGATTGGCATTCGAAATACCACCAGGATTTGAACTTCAGGTGAGACCAAGAAGCGGAATTTCACGTAAAACGTTTCTTAGAGTAGTGCTCGGTACGGTGGATAGCGGTTTTAGAGGTGAGGTAGGAGTTATAGTCAGCAATATATCATATCCAGGTAATTCAATTACATTAGGTATCAATGATGAACATGAAATATTCAAGAGTGTGACATATGTGGTTAAAAAGGGAGATCGCATCGCCCAAGGTGTCATAGCGCCAGTCGAAACAGCTAATTTTGTTGAGGTAGACGAGCTATCACGTAGTGATCGTGGGACAGGTGGATTTGGAAGTACGGGCGTAAAGTAAGACAAAATTTGAATTTTATTAAAAAAGGAGAATGAGAGATGAATATGTATGTAGTCACATTAAGTCATTATACGGACGAAGCATACTTTGAAATAGAGTGTGTTTGTCCAACAAAGGAAATAGCAAAAGAACAAGTAGCTAAACTACAAAGGGAAAAAGACCCTGATCATAATGAATGGAAATATAGTTGGGACATTGTAAAAGTCATAAGCGAATAAAAGCGTTATTTTAATTGAAAAGGAGAATGGATATGAAATACTTCGAATTTAATAAGCATGAATATTGGGCGTTAGTGGTGGCTGAAAACGTTATAAAAGCATGTGAGGTATATGCGGAAGAAGTTGCAGGCGAGTCAGTTGTAGAAGTGCAAAAAGAAGGGGCGGTTGATGAAATCACAAAAGAAATTGCATTTGGAAAGTATTTAAGCACAGTTGCTCAGTTAGAAGAAAATAAGACTTTGAATTTACAAGACTATTTAAATGATTTCAATGGGCATGAAAACACAACACTTTTGATCACATCAGAATTAGCGTAATAAGTAGTGTGAAGTCTTGAAGTGAAAGGATGAGATTGTTGGACAAGTATCGGAAATTATACGTATCACTAAAAAATGAGGATGAACTGATAACGCTATTTAGCAAAGAAAGTTTTAGTGACATTACGGATATGTTGAATGAAGAAAAATTTATAATGCTTTTTGATTTAAGAAACGGATTGTACTTACCTTGTGCGTTAAATACAGATCATATAACTGTTGTTTTCAGGGGAGAAGATTAAAACAAAATAGTTATTTGGGAGAAAAGGAGAATAAATCATGAATGAAATTAAGTATCGGATATACGGTAAAGAAAATCGAATCATGTACAGCTGGGAAGAAATTTTGAACTTTGATAGCTTAAAAGACACTTTGAAGAATGGTGGAAAAGAAGATCAATATTATTCTCCATTGTTGAGATACACAGGATTAAAAGACAAGAATGGTAAGGAAATTTATGAGGGCGATATTTTAAAAGAGAAAGACATTATTACTAAAGTTGTTTTTCATGACTACCAATGGAAAGAAAAATTGATAAGTAGTCCACGTAATCATTTGAAAAATTATTTTCCGTTTAGAGATACGCTACCTTTTACAGCAGAGGTGTTGGGTAATATTTATGAGAATCCAGAGTTATTAAAGAAATAATACAAAATTCTTATTTGAAAAGGGGAATAAAAAATGAACAAACAACAAAAAGAAAAAATGGTAAAAGAAGCTTATGAAAAATTCTTGTATACAATCGGACTTGCTTGTACGAATGGGAGAGAAAAGTCAGTGGCAATCACAAATGCAGAGACTGCGTATCTGTGGGCAAAACATTCATTAGAAAAAACTAAATAACATCTTTATTTAAAAGAGTTCAGCCCCTAACGGTGCGCTGCTAGGGGCTGAATCTTGAGAACTTTTATTAAAATTACATGAGGTTGATCAGTGAATGTAACTATCGATCTCTCGAATTATAGCACTAAGTAAATTAAATTTACAACTTAATATTTACATTTAGTGATAAAAGATATGGAGGGGAATGGAACGGATGAGACATACAAGAAATAGACAAATGACAAAAATAGGTGAAGAAAATTTTATGGGAATGAAGAATATCAAAATTTCAACGATACGAAAGTTTGATGGAGAGTTTAATAATAGATTAGATCCAACTTTCCGGTGGCACAGAGATTATCATGGTATGAATATTGTATCTTTTAACCGTAAGGGTGAAGCATTTAAAACTAATGTGATAAAAGTTAGAAATTAAACAAAATCGTTATTTAAGGGTAATTGTCAAGTAATGACGTACTCGACTAAATAACCATATCATGAATTTTTTGGTAAAAATACTGGTAAATGTGTCCAAATGGATAGGAGTATTATTTTGAACAAAAACGCTATTTTGTACTTAGTAAATGGTAATGTTTATTTTAAATGATAAAGCAGCTAGCTCAATGAACTAACTGCTTTATCGTCCAACAAGAACAATACCCACAATACATTGTAACTAAAGGTTACAACTATAGTATGAGCAGAAGTGAAAAAGTTATGTAAGAAAGCAAAAAAATTTCATTAAGCACAACTAAGCAGCTAGTTAATAAAACTAACTGCTCGTTGTACAAAAGAAATTTAGGCCCTACAAGTAAATGATATGTAACTTTAAGTTACAGCTATATTATAAGCAGAATTAAAAATATTATGTGGAAGTGAAAAAGAACTAAATAAAAACTTCATTTTGGAGAGAAAGGAGGGATAGGATGGTCCTTTTATATGATCCTAAAACAAATATATTATCTGAAACTACTTATGAATATTTAGTTGAATTAACAGGAATGATGAAAGGTTCTCTTATGAGTGCGCGAAGCAAAGGGAAGAGGATTAGGAGTATTGGCTGCTATCTTGCTAAAGATGATTTGACAGTGCAGCAGAGGCGAGAATGGTATGAAAAGGAAAAGTATCATAACGAAACTTGGAAAACGATTAAAGGGTCTGATGATACATTTCTCATTTCTAATTACGGCAGGTTCAAGCGAATAGGTAAGAAGAAGATATGGTTCCTTCTCCCGATACTTAAAAAGAAGAGCGGATACTTAGAAATTAAGGTGAAATATAAAGGCGTGTACAAGAATTATATAATAGCTCAATTAGTCGCTGCGCATTTCCTTGGCGCTCCAAAACAAGGAGAGTCAGTCAGATATAAGAACGGGATAAAGACAGATACCTTTGTTGGAAATCTAGAATACATTTCAAAAGAAAAATTAGGTAAGTTAACAGGTTTTAGATCTCGTAGTAAACCAGTTGTTCAATTGGATATGAATACAAAAGAAATTATTGGAGAATTTAGGTCTGCAAGAGAAGCCGGAAGGAAAAGTTATCTTTCTTATCAAGCGGTACTAGACAATTGCAATCATAAATCACGGACAAGCGGTGGATATATCTTTATGTTTGCTGACGAATATGAACAAATAGCCAATTAGAATAAAAATTTCATTTTGTAGAAAAATGAGGTGCTCAGATGAAAGGCTCTACAAAGTATCAACTATTAAAAGATGATTTCGATCATGCTGTAAAACAAATTGAATTGAGGAATAAAGAAATTGAACTTCTTAGAGCAAGTCGTGATTCATCTATACACGAATATCGCCAATTGTTTAATGAACGGATGAAACTTAAAGAGGAAATTGAGTTTTTAAAAGATGATGTTCAAATAAGGGATGAACATATTGAAAGACTCGAGAAGGAATTACAGGAATATAAAAGAGCAGCTAGCAAAAGCTAACTGCTCCTTTTGACAAAAGATTCCGGGCTGCCAACACTGTTAAGAAAGCAGCTTATAGATAGTATGCACAAAGTTGTGCTAATTATTCCAATTAATAAAGGACAGCTAGTGAAAGCTAACTGTCCAGCCTTTAGAGAAAGGGAGGAATAAAAATGGGTATATAAAAATTCCTCCATCTACAGTATTGACGGAATATTGAGTTTTATTCGGGGGGGGAGAGAAATGAGTAAATTCAACGGTCAAAAATTAACGGAACTTCGGCATTTATTCGGAATGACTCAAGGGCAAGCTGCTGAATTGTTGGAGGTTGATACCCAGAGGTTGATTGAGATAGAGCGGTCAAGAATCATTCCGTCGTTTAATCAAATACAAGTACTATGCAGAAGGTTTCATGTTAAACCAAAGTATTTTTATTGCGAATCATTTGTAACTAATAGAGTGAATCCAAATTACATTTCTTTTCGTCATTAATAAACTAGGAGGTAGTGGGAAATGAAAGTAACATTTGAATATGAGTTAGAGGATAAGCAAAGAGAGTAGTTTGAGCATGTAAGAGTGGAAGAAGGCGAAGCGGCAGCGTTTTATTTTTTAGAGGACTTAGTAAAAAAAGAAATTGAAGTCGCTGAGGCTGTTGAAACAGAGTACAAAGAATAAAACTCAACAAAATAATCCTTTTGAAATTATATAGGCATAATGCATATTCAATCAATTTTTTGAATGTAATAAGGTATTAAATTAATGAAAACACCCAAAAATGGACAGTAAAACTGTTTCGTACGAAGGAGTGAGAGGATTGAATAATTTAAAAAAGAAGAAATTGAAAAAAGCAATTTCTCGTCGTACAAAGGCTATACAAAAATATGAGAAAGAAAGATTAGATAAAGCATGGAGGAACCTTTTCATGCAGACAAGTATGACGAAATAAATATAGTCCGGCTAGAAAACTAGAGGACACCAATTCATTAAAGCGGCAATTAAGGCTGTTTTAGGAATAGGTGTCCTTTTTATTTTGAAAAGGGAGATGGGGAAATGAAGGCACTAAGAGATCAATTACGTGAATGGAAAAAGCAATCCAAGCAAGGAAAGAAGAAAAACCAGAAAAAAAGAAAAGAAAAATTAAGTACTCGTGACATTGAAGATTTAATGGGGATTCGTGGTCCGCGTTATGAACGTAGACGCGGAGCTTTAAGACAAAAGTAAAATTATTTAAGGAGGAACTCAAAATGAGAGAACAGTTATTTTTTAATATGCCAGTTGTTGATACAAAGAAAACAAAGAAAGCGGTAGAAGAAGTGTTGGAGAATTATCGTGAGTATTTGAATACATTGCCAAGTAATCTAATGCCGAAAGTAACGACAATGTTTTCAGAGGTTCCTCCGACATTTACAAATCAATTCCATAGTTCTACTGAAGACATTGCTATTGAAAGAATTGAACTAGAGCAACAAAGAAAAGAATACATGGATTGGGTACATCAAGCTGTGAATACGTTAAAACCTGATGAAAGATATATTATTTTTAAAAGCTATATGGAAGAAGAAATTGAATCAGATTTAAATATTTGGCTTGAATTAGGTGTAGGAAAGACAAAGTATTATAAGTTAAAAGGTTCAGCGTTACTACGTTTAGCGTTTAATTTAAAAGTGGAAGTATACAAGAAGAAAGCAAAACGTAAGGAGGAGGTGAAGAATGTATGAATCTTGTTCAGCCCATTAGAGATAGGGAAGCAATCCAGGAAATGAAGGAGTTTTTCAAGGAGCAGAATGAAAGAAACTACATTCTGTTCCTTCTTGGTATTAATACAGGATTACGCATATCGGATATATTACGTCTTCGCATTCGTGATGTGGAGGGTTGGAGTATCTTTATTCGTGAAAAGAAGACAAAGAAGGTAAAGGAAGTGAAGATGCCTCCAGAATTAAAGAAGGCAATACGTGAGTATGCGAAAGGGCGACCGAAAAATGAGTTTCTTATTAAGAGTAGGAATGGTAAGAATAAACCAATTACTCGATCCATGGCCTACATCATATTGAACCAAGCAGCAAAAGAGTTTGGCTTAGAACGTATTGGGACGCATTCTCTCCGAAAAACATATGGATACCATCACTATAAGCAGTTTAAAGATGTGGCAGTGTTACAACAAATGCTCAACCATACTGATCAAAAAGAAACGCTAAGGTACATTGGGATAGAACAAGATACGCTAAATGATTATCAAAAGAAATTTAAAATCTAGAGACCTATATTTTTTTAGGTCTTTTTTGAATTAGCTACAAAAGAAAAGTGTCAAATTCATTTTGAAGAATTAAAGCAAAGCCTTGTTACTCTAGGAAAAAACGGAATAGGTCAATTCAACACTCTATGGTTTATAGTGAATTCATTTCTAAGGATTAAAGAACATATTTGTTCAAAACTATGCAAAAAGGGACTGAAAAACGGTGCGGAAAAACGCAGAAATAAAAACGCGAACTATTTGCGAACTATTTACGGACACGTTTTGGTTTTTAACATGATATATTTGTATTGTGAGAAATGGCGGAAAACATTTTTCGCAAAATTCCTGATAATGAAAATGGATCGTCATGACCGGTGGCGATGGTTGCAGATTGGATGAATAGTTGTTTATTGATTTCATATTCAACTGCAATTTATGTTATTCAAGCGAAGAAGGGCTTTTGCTCTTCTTTGAGCTAACAACATCCTAGGTAGACAGAATTAGGAGAACCTGATAAGTTTTCCGATGGTGTCTGTCGTGGTTGTTAGCTCAAAGAAGAATAAAACTTCACGTACCACAATTAAAATACAAATGAATAATTGAGAGAAAAGCATCCATTCGGGTGCTTTTTATTTTGGAGGAGGATGAGGGATGGAATCTATAACAAAAATAATTGCTGATTTAGAAAAAAGAGTTGACGATTTACAAAGAGATAAAGAAGGTTTAATCCAAACGTTAGAGTGTGTTTTAACGAAGGTAGAAGCAGTGAATAGAAAGGTCGATATGTTAGAAGAAGCGTTAGCAACGAAAGCTGATATAACTCATGTTCAATAAGTGGTTAAACAATCTGAATTAATTAGAAAGAAAGTGGTGAAAGTTGATGAATAAAGCTGAACTTATTCAAAAGAAAATAGAAGAAGGAAAGTTAAGTATCAATGAAGCAAGAATATTAATGGACTTGGAACCTATTGAAACAGATGCGTGTTTTAGAACGGTCAATAACAAATTAATGGTTGAAGTAGGTGTAGATACAACTGAGGCGTTAGAAGGAATTAAAGAAGTAACTGAAGCTGCTAACGAATGTGCAGATGCGTTGGAGAAGTTGGAAAAGGTTATGGATAAGTTTACAAATAGAAGTGATACAGTGGAACTCTATTGTGAAGGTAAATTGTTATCGAAGTCTACAGTTAATCATACAGCTGATTCAATTCAAGGTCGTGTAATTAAAGGAAGTGAGATAAATGAAACTAACTAAACAAGAACAAGCAGTTATAATCAGCACATTCATTTCGATGTTAGGGACAGATCTTGTAAATGAGCGTATCGATAAACAAAAATTAGAAAGTGTGCTTCCTATCTTTAATGAGATGGAAGATAACACAACACCAAAGCAAAGAAGAGAAGCAATGGTTAGTTTGCTCGATAAAACAATAGATGAATTCTTAAAACAATAGCCATAAAAAAAGGAAAAGCAACTCGCATGGGGGCGAATCACTTTTCCAGATGGCAATGTTAATTTCATTATAACAACTTGTATTTATTTGTAAATATATAATCGGAATATTCTTTTAAATGAGGTGAGGTAGATGTGTGAGCATAAGTACCAAGTACTAGATAGCGAGACTACTTCTTTCTGCTTGGATGATAATCGTTATGTTATAGATGTATCGGCTACTTTCTACTGTGAGAAATGCCTTGATATTCAACGCCGAGAGAAGCGGATTGATACAGGTACGATTGAGGTAAAGGATAGTGAATGAATATAACACCAAGCAACAACGAAAGTTCTACGATAAATACAAACGGGATAAAGAAGCGAAGAAGTTCTATGATAGCACAGCGTGGCGAAGGTGTAGAGAGCTAGCGTTGATACGAGATAGCTACCGTTGCCAAGAGTGTATGAAGCATGATCCATTGATACCAGTGCCTGCTGATATGGTCCATCATATCAAAGAAAGAAGTGAATATCCTGAACTTGCATTAACATTAGAAAACTTAATTAGTTTATGTAATGCATGTCACAACAAAGAACATCCTGAAAAGGGTGGAGGGAA